GCCATTCCTTCACGGGATTGAAACCACAAGATGACCAATACCAGAACTCCGAGCAAGAGTTCAGCTTCCATTATCCTCTGTTAGGAAGAAAAGACCGAACTGCGCCGTAGATGGGGGCAATGAGACGGGCGTCACGGCTTGCGTCCATGCTCCGCCATCCAAGGGCATTGGGAACGGGGGACACGCCCTTGTTGATGTACGGCGCAATCGTGGCGGCCATGCGGATATAGCGGGTGTGTTCAGATGCGTCCGATGTCAGGCCCACGTGGCGAACGCCGTTGTTACCGAGTTCAATGAAGGAACGGACAGGCATTTTGTTTACTAGCCAAGAGATAATGCTCGAGTGGCTCGTCCTTCTCGCGGGAACGCTTCTGTTTATTATCAACCTGTCGGCACGAGAGCACGCAACGAATCCACCTGGCGGAGGTAGCGGAACCGTTACGCTCCCCGCCGACCTTCAGGCAGCGCTGGATAGCTACAAGACACTGTTGATTGCGTCCACGTCTAACCCGTCAAACACTGGGGCCGCACAAGCCACGTCCAATGCAAAGATACAGTTGGATATGGAGCTCGCCCAGAAGCAAGAGGATGTGGCGACTGCACAAACCCAGATTGAAACGGCATCAAATGCCGACGCGGGATTGGGCTCCGATGTGGCAGCGCTTCACCAGCAGGTGGCATCGTATGAAAAGACGCTGCCCGAGCTTAAGGACACTCTGACCAAGTCCAAGGTGAATACTGGAGAACGGGTGGAGGACACGACCATGATGGTGGCCAAGGCAGTTGCCGTCTTCACGATTGGGTTGTTTGCGGTGTTTGTGAGCGGTGTGTTCTAGATAGCCTTCATGACCATGGCGCCTGCAAGACCCAGACACCCGAGGATGAAAAGCCCGGAGTATACCAGAAACGGACCTTCAAATTTTTCCTCTTCGCGGTCCCGAATGCGTTGGAGTGTCTTGAGTTGGTCATCGCTGGCAGACAAAAGATTGTACTGCCGCTCCAAGTCGTGGAGACGGTCCAACAGTTCCCGCCGCTTGCTGTCCAAGTTCGTATTTGGAACCTGTGTGGTGATGGCCACCATCTGGTTCAGAATGTCCATCATCTTCTGCTTGGCTGCAAGAACGCCTGTCAGTGCAGTATTCACATCCGTACCAGTCGTCATGGCCAGCGCACCAGCCACCTTGGTGTCGTAGTCACTCTTTGCCGTTTGGTACTTGACTTCCAAATCCGCTAATTGCCCGTCTGCGACCTGTCCGGGGGTGCTCATTGTGTTCAGACAATATTTGCGTCGGTGACACAGTAGCGCCACACCTTGGACTGCCCCGCCGTATCACTGTGCCGAATGACCTCCACCACGTCGCCTGGGATGGCACCAATGATGCGGGCCTGAATGTCCTGCGAATCAATGGAGAGCAACTGGACCTCGGGCTTGGAGATGTTCTTCTCCTTGAGCAGGACCGTCACCTCATCGGGCTTCAGAATGCGATGGGGCATGGACCACCTTGACTGTGTAATGTCGTACTGCAGTTCGGGCAGGTAGAAGAACTGCACCCTGTCCTTGGCCACGGCCTTCATAGCAAGCAGCGCATTGTCGGACGGCTTGGAACGAGAGACCACGACCATTCCTTGAGCATATGCATTCTCCGTTGCGAACTTGCGGTAGTTCCCAATATCTGGGATGGAGGTGGTTTGCTTCTGGTTGAAGATGACCAACACCTTACCGATTGTGTACAAATTTGCCTTTTCCACATCATCTGTCGTGATGCGAGTCGTGTCCGTTGGGAGACCACGACGACTGAAGAAGAGGCGGAGAGTATCAAGTGCGGTTTCTTCAGTTGGCGCCATGCTTGTTGTTGAGCAAGAGACGAAACAATCCCTTTTTTTCGGGGTCTCTAAACAATGACTGAACTCCTTGTGCTCCTCGTAGGTATGGTGGCCGTTGGGCTGGCATGGTCTACATTCTTCTCTTCGGAGGCAAAGCGTCCTGACCCGCCGTTTGAGGATATGCGTGGAATCCAGCGGACGGATGCCACGATAGACTCCAGTTATGCGCAGCGCACGAACCACATGCCCGCTCCGACTGTCGTAAGTCCGCCGATTGAGGGTATCCAGACACCCTTCCAAGTCAACGCATATAGAGCCTACGTGAAGTAAATCACAATGGCTCATAAGCAGAAAATACCCGGTGCCCTGCGAGAACAAGTGTGGATATACCGTTGTGGACATGTCTTCTCGTGTCCCTGCACGATTGTGTGGTGCCAGAACCGCATGAATGTGTTTGACTTTGAGTGCGGGCATGATGTGCCTGAGAGCAAGGGTGGCAAGACGACTCTTGACAACCTGTATCCCATTTGTCGGCGTTGTAATGGAAGTATGGGTAATCGCTTCACCATCAAGGAGTGGAATGCAAAGTTCGCTGACCGCAGACCGTGGTACTCAAAGGTCTATCGTTACTGTTGTGGACGGCGGTGATGCGGGCTTGGTTCCCGCCGCGCGGTGCTGAACCACCTCGTCCCAGAAGGACTTCATGTCGGCAAAGTGCTTGGGCAGCCACTCGGGGTCCTTGGGCACAAAGTCCTTCTTCACGGACTGCAGAATCCAGTGCACCTTCTGGTGCTCATTCCCCCAAGACGCATCTTTTATGTAACTCACCGTATCGTCCTCAAAGATTGCAAAGATACCTTTGCGACCTTGGAAGGCTACCCACTCTGCATAGAACACCTGCTTGAACCGAAACTCCACGTACTCGCACTCATCAATGCCCGCGCACTCCATCTGCATTTGCATCTGATGGATGTACGCGGACGGCACGCCGTCCTTGGCCACACGCGAGAAGGGGCATTTGAACTCCACCAACCGTCCGTAGCGGGTACTCCTTGACTCTTCATTCGTGGGGAACACGATGCCGTCGGGCGAGGCACCGAGGAAGGAGTGAATGGGATGTTGGACACAGGAGACGTCCGTGATAGAACAGCTGGTTTCCTCCTCGTATATCTTCTTGGCCACAGGCTCAAAGCGCGTCCCCCAAATCAGTGGTGCGCATGGCGGACCCGTGGATGGTGCAGGAGGTTCCAGTTTGCGAACCATGACGGAACGCCGCGTCTCACCACCTGTGAAGATTGCGCCCAACTCCGAAGCAGTAATCATCTGTCCGCGCTTGGAGTGCCACGCAGCCGTTCGCTGGTCGTCTTGTCCGTAGACTCGGATAACCCTGCGCACGTTGCGGTCACGAGTCCACCTGCGCCCAAGCTCACCCTTCATCAGCTCGTGAACTCGCAGCAGAACGTGTTTGCGCATCGTGCGGTGGGACAGGGGGACAAGAGTCACGCAGAAGTTGACAAAGTGCCGAATCCGTGTTTGAAGATGCGTGAACGGTCCATCCCACAGCCACTCCTTGAGGGCGTCATCCATTGCGTTTGCTATGCGTTGAACTCCTAAACTCATTTTCACTGGTGAAACACAGATTAGGTATGACGGACACTGTGATTCAAAGCAAGGAGCAGTGGGTACTGCACCGCCTGGAGGGATTCTATGCCAACCCCGTAACGTTTGCTCGCGTCCAATCCATCCTGCAGGGTGAGTCCAAGCTGAGCCTGCGCCTGATTGACTGGTTTGTGACCAACTATTCCAAGAAGCAGAATGTATCTTTCTTGACGCGCGACAACAAGCACGTCATTGTGTACCTGGTCTACAAGGCGCACCTCAAGGCGTACAACAAGAAGATGTTCGACCCGTTCTGCAGGTGGAAGCGAATCCAGTTTCGGGGGCTGGACACGACAGTTGGACAGCTCAACTTCTTTGAGTGGGCCGTGCAGGATGAGGTCCTTGATTATCTGGAGGCGCACTACGATGAGGTTCACGCAGACATGGAGGCGTGTTCGCAGGTGGTGACGAATACGGAGGAGGGCCGTCGTAAGCGCCACGAGCTGTCCCGTTCAGCCACCAAGTCTGTGCGCCGCCACGATGTGCGCGTTGTGGTCTCGTTTGATTAAGTGCGACGGGCTAACAATGCAGTCAGCTATTGACCCCCGTGTGGTGTACCCCGTGTCGTCTGATATTACAGAACACGACATTGACGTGGTCTCCGACTTGTGGACCATGGATGGCCGGGAGGTCTACCGCGGACGCCGCGACCCTGTGTATTCCCATGCCAATGTCTACTGGCTGTATGACGAGGACCTAGACCGCGTGGGGTTGGCGGAACACGACTTGGTAGACCACGCAGACCTGCATCTTCGTTGGTACTACGAGAGCCCCTTTGCCACGCTTCTACAGGAAAAAGGGTGGGAGGTTGGAGACAGTCTCTGGTCAGTCCTTCCCGAGTCTGTGTATGAGCAGTTCATGTCGGAAGGGTGGACCACACCAAAGAAGATACTGGAGCGGTGTCTCAAGAGCTCAGTTCGTGTGTACAGTCCCGACATGGTGTTGAACCCACCCAAGATGTACTCATGTGAAAAGTGTGCATGGGCTTCTCTTGAGCCACTCCATGCTGGGTGTGTATCGTCTCACTTGGATATGCCTAATTTATCCAAGGTGTTCTTTGTGGATGAGTTTTTGACGCTTCACAAGCCTCCGTCTGGCTCTAAGGTCTTTACTGCGCTGCAGCCACCGCCGCACGCTTCCGACCAGGCTTTGCCGCAGTAACAGGAGGCGCGCCCGCACCACCCGTGTTCGCACGATTCATCTGCGGGGGCGGCGCACGCTCCTCCTCCTCAGGCTCCGCAACAGGGACCTGGACCGAGTCCTCGCCATCAAGCTCCTCCTCCGCGGCATTGTCCTCAGGCTCCTTGATGTCCGCGAAGGCCGCCTTGGCCGACACACGCGAGGGCGGGAAGATCTTGGCCAGCACAACACGCCACGTCACACCGAAGCCAGTGCCCGTGACGTAGATGCTCGGCGCAATCACCATGCGGCCCTCCATACGCTTGGCGAACACCTGCTCAATGTTGTCCAGCGTCACCGCGATAGAGTCACCGTTCGGGTCCATCGCATCCAGGCTGACTGCGCCATCCCACACCGAAATCTTCATGCGGAGGCTAGGCGGGTACTTGCCGCTCGGCACCCACTCGCCATTCACCTTCTCCACGCTAGGATTCAGGATTGGCTTCATCGTCTCGCGGAGAACAGCCTCCGACTTTGACTTGCCGAACCACTTACCGCCGTTCAGAACTGCATGCTGGATAATCTTCTCCTGAAGGTCAAGCATGAAGTTGTAGAGGCCACCAATCTCACCCGCATCAGAACCCGCACGGTCCTTGACGTAGGTGTCGCAGCCCTTGAGGGACGCAAGCAGGCTGTAGCTGCTCTTGCCCTGGTCGTCCGTGCGGGTGACCACGCCCGCGGGGTAGAAGATGCGCGGAATGCGAATCTGGAAGTTCTGTCCATTGTAGCGGATAGGAACAGTCTTGCCACCGGCCTTGTTGGCACGGATGTCGCCGATGGTCACGCGGTTGATGTCGAGAGTCTCGGAAGGAACGATGGCGGAGGCAGACATTTTAGCAGGTTGTAAGATTGGTTGGCTCAACGACAGCCGTTTCCGTTTTTAGCGCATGAATCCAACTTTCAAGAAACTCTTCCAGTCAATCAAGGGATGCCGCAGTGTGTGTCTAC